CTAACCGCTCGGGTGGGATCTATTTAGATTTAAAAAACCATTGGCCCTCCTTCTTAACATCTTAAGTTCTTCGTTTATCGCTAATAGATGAGCATAATATTCTTCATCAGAGCCTCGAGATAATTTATTAAACCTTTTCCGCGCCTCTTCTATTTTTGCTCTGCTAAATTTTCTAAGTGGTTTGCCTTCTTTCATGTCTAACACCTCTCTAATGCTTTATCAATAGTGCACTATAACAAAAAAAGAGGGGCATCACTGCCCCTCGGATGATTCGGCTTTGTTAAATTGCTCCAACACTGCTTTTAGCTTATCTGGTATAGGTAGTCCAGCTTTACTGCAATTTTCTAGGATGCTTATCCCTTCATTGCTGAGATAAAAGAAAATGACAGCGGTTCTGATTGCGCTGCCATTCTTGAGTAAATGAACTTCGACCATATTACCTATGCCCACCAGCACAAAGATTAATATCTTCTTTAATATCCCTTTGAATCCTATTTCACTAGAAAGCTTTTTTTCCATAATGGCCACTATAACACCTGTTAGGTAATCAAGCACGACAAAAGCTATAAGGGTATATAACAGCCCGTCCATACCTCCTAAAGCCCATCCGAGGAATCCACCAACAGCCGCAAAAACTACTTGAATAGTATTGATGATATTTTTCGTATCCATCACCCCTTCTCCTCTCTAATAAACGCATCAAAACCTAATTCTTTCAGCTGTTTAACTAATTTTTCAGCATTTTCACGGTTTCTAAATGCCCCAGTTTGTACACGGTATATTTTTGCTGGAGCTTTTTGATTTTCCCGCTCCTTAAGCTCTTCCATCAACCTTTCCATAGGAAAGTATTTTCCCGGACATGCCGTTGCCGTGAAATCCTTATGCCCTTTTATCCCCTCTAAATTTGGGAATCTGGCCTTGTTGACTGCTATGCGTTGAACCAATGCATTAAATTGAACCTCCGGCATCTCTTGTTCTACCTCATAGTTCCCCTCGCAGCAGATACCATAACTCTTGTCATTCCATCCCTTTGTATGCGCCCCTACATGGTCACCCCTGCAAATATAGACCGTGCCATCCTTCCTGATGTATTCGTTATACCCGATACCGGCCCAGCCACGGCCTATGTGGTTTCGGTGGATCGCCTCTGGAGAAGCTTCCTTAACTGCTGCATGGTGAATAATGATATACTGTACATTCTCGACTTTTAAAGGGGTTAGTTTGCCCCTCCATTCAAAGTTGGTTTGAATTATTTTCATCAGATCACTCCCTCCTTTCAGTTTAAATAAACAAAAGCCCAATACAGGCTTCTGTCTTTTTCTCGTTTTGGGATTATAATGTATATCCGATGCCTGTTCTAACCCAAACTTTTGTTTTACTGCCGACAAACACCTTTACCCTAAGCAACATATTATAATCAATAGCGATATGCCTCCTTACAAAAGTGTTGTGCTTAATCTGTGAATATAAAATCATACTGTATTTTCATTGTTTGCATGGACGTCTTCGTTATAGGCGCAGGAAGCAAAGTGCGCGCTCCATACAACAAACATAGCTTATATATCCTGTCATTGTTGGCTCCCGCCAGCCACAAAAACTGCCCATCCCACGCTAAACCGTAAGAGTATACATCAGGTGATGCAAAATAACTTACCACTGTACCATCGGTTGTTAACTTGTATATCCTGCTATTGCTTCTTCCCGCCAGCCACAAAAACTGCCCATCTCACGCTAAACCGTGAGGGAGTGTATCGGGTGATGCAAATGATGTAACAACTGTGCCAGTCGTTGTCAGCTTGTATATCTTGCCTGTGCTGCCCCCCACCAGCCATAGATACTGCCCATCCCACGCTAAACCGTAAGGGGATGTATCAGGTGATGCAAAATAACTTACCACTGTACCATCGGTTGTTAACTTGTATATCCTGCTATTGCTTCTTCCCACCAGCCATAGATACTGCCCATCCCACGCTAAACCGTGAGGGGATGTATCAGGTGATGCAAATGATGTAACAACTGTGCCAGTCGTTGTCAGCTTGTATATCTTGCCTGTGCTGCCCCCCACCAGCCATAGATACTGCCCATCCCACGCTAAACCAGTAGGGATGGTATCGGGTGATGCAAATGATGTAACAGCGTACATCTGCACTGGGGATGTAGCAAAAATTATTGTTCTGAATGTTCCATTTGCTGCATGGGTAGGCCAGTCAAACACATAATGAAACCTATTATCAGAAACAAAGCTTTCATTTACATTCAATGTGCCTCTCAACGTATTACTACCTGAATATGTGTCCACAAGGGAGTAACCGACCAAAGCAGAATCTGGAATATCAGGAAACGCTTCATCTATTTCTGGTGCATTTATGTTGTACAAACGAATAGCCTGAAAAGGATTGGGCGAATCGGTCAAAGAGGAAGAAAAATAAGTTCCCGAAACCATTCGTGTTTGCATTGCACGTTTAAAGAATGCATACCCCGCACTTGTTATTATATTCTCCGTTTTTGCCTCAAGGACTTTCTTACCGTGTTCAAACAATTCTACTGTTGCTATACCGCGTATTTCCCCATGTTTCTCCTTCCAAAGTACGGTCTCTTTATTATTCTTAAAATCCTTTACATAATTAAGCACAAACATCACCCCTCACTCAAAGTTACGTCGCACTGTGTCGTTATTTGTGTTATTTGTGTCGGGAATATACTTTGCTCCAGAATACTACTTATAGGTACTTGTCGGCTAACTGTGCTTTGTTGTTCTGTTATGATTTTTCTATGGTAAGCCTCAATCTCTTGTGCTAGTGTTACAATTGGCATACCTCCAACTACCGTTTCTTTTGTGTTTCTAGCCAACCCCATCAAAACCGCACCACTAGCAGGTATGCTAAATGTGCCAGTATCCACATTGCCCCACACTATTAGTTCGTGTACGCCCATTTCAAAAGGTATCAAAAAATTTGCGCTTATTGTTTGATATCCAGCACTACTATACACTTGCTTTACAAGTGGTGTAACATCTCGCCCATTATTAGTCAACCTAATTGTTAGCGTTTGAGCAGCAGATGACTGCCCTGTTATAGTTATCATCACAACACCCACCACGTCGTCCGTTATCTCGGTTATATTCTTCAAAATCACCACCGGTGTAGTGCCAACTGTAACGGCTGTGCTTTCTGCGAAAAAAGCCGCATGTATTTGTTGTGGCACAACCTGCTCCACTATATCCTCGACTTGTTTTTTATAGGTTACTTCCTTCTCAAGAGACAGATATATAACATCGCCCGCCTCAAGAGCCTTTATCTCCACGTTAAGCGTTTCAGCCTCAAACTGTACATCGTCAATTAAAAAATCACCGCTCAACTTATCAACGTATCCAACAAACTGCATACCGTCAAACTTCAGCAATACCTGCAACGGTGTATCGGTTACGGCGCTAAACTTCAGCCTTGCAGCATCCCCCAGCCATTCGGTTACATCTATAACGGTGCTTATCGTCCCAGCCTTATTAAACGTCCATGTTCCCTGTTGATATACTGCACCATTCGCAACCCAGTTTACATCCGCAAACAGATTAAAGCCAAAAGCCATATTTACATCACACCTTCAGATAAGCGATTACACTTACTGTTGCTGTACCACTTACACTCACCTTTACAGCCATATTATCGGTATCAACCTCAACTTTTTCCCTATTCAGTTCCACAGCACTATACTCTTTGGCTAAAACCGTACAGCCATTAAATGCAGTGTTGTCTATAACCTCCATCCTTACCGTCCCACCTGACGATAGCGCTTCCACGTTAATATAGAGCACAGCATAACCGCTCGCATATCCACTTGGCAAAGCATATGTTGCAGTAGTATCGGTTAATCCAACACTCAAGGCAAGTGTTACCTGCTCCGATTTATGCTCTTGCAATTTGGCTTCAATCTCGTTAACTTTACTCACTAATTGTCCGAGCAGTCCGTCAAGCCCGTCAACGTTGCTACTAATAGTATTCAGCAGGCTTTTAATATCATTTGAATTGCTCACCAACGTCACTGTCCGTGTATCAATTGAGTTTATAGTATTTGCCAGACTTGTAACGGAATTTTTTATAGTCCCCACATCAGTCTTTACTATACTTACATCGCTTAACATGGTGGTAACCGCAGCTTTTATATTGTCCTGCACACTTTTAAGCTGTGAATCATAAACCAATGCCTCGCCATTGTCAGTCCCCCTTGCTGCCACAAACGAGCCATCAGCCTTCACTAATTGCGGTATAGGGTAATTGGCATCATCTTTGAGTAAAATAGGCATTTCTCCTTACCTCCTTTAAACTGCAACATCAATACAAAAATACGGAGCAAGAAAAACAGGCTTATATTCGCTTACTGGTCTTATCACCTTGCCCTGTGCTGTCCAGTATCCTCCTGCGTAAGTCTGGGATACATCTATAACTAGCCCCATATCGTCAATGTAGGCTGAGCGCATACTAACAAAATCTCCTGCCTTCAACCTTTGGGGCAACATAGCCCGAAACTGGTATAACTTTTTTGGTAAACGATAAAATTCATTAAATCGCCTGCTCACCGCCTCCGCCAGCGGTCTGCTCTGAATAAAAATACTGTCCACTTCATCGCTGCCGCTGTTGTCTATCATCATCTTAGTAAACTTTATCTCCTTGCTGTATAACTTTGCGCTGCCTTCAATGACGTTGTCTGTATTGTTGCGTATCCTAAACATCACGTCTCCATTATCCAGCCTTTCAACCTCAACCGTTACGTTGTCCTTCGTCTCCAGCATGACAAACTCATGATTAACAAGTTCCAGTGTTAGTGTTGTTTCTCCTTTTGGTAGTAGCGTGTAATCTACTGAACCATGTTCTGCCTGCTCTGCTAGATACATAGACGGATAATAAACAACCTTAAATGTTTGTGCCTCTATGTCCATGGCGTGGAGCTCTGCAGTGTTCTCATATGTGCTTAGCTCTACCTCTGCGTCTCCTCTTTGCAATGAGCCTATCTCCAAAACTCTATTGTTGCTCCTAAAAAACACATTACCTGCAACCGACAATTGCTTCAAAACATCAACAAGTGGCTTCTTGATATAACAATGATTTAAGATAATGCTAACCGTCGTCTTAAATGATGGACTTAACCCAAGCCTTGCTGCTATTCCTTGGATTATCTCTGACACGTTTATCCCCGTCATATAAGGAATATAAACTGGCGTATCTAAGGCTAGACTCAATTCGTCTTGTCCTCTTATTTTTGCTGTTACCTCCGTTCTTGGAGCGCTTATCTCGGTAACAATATACTCCACGCCATCCACAACCAGCTTTATCCCAGTCTTGATTTTGCCATAATAAGGACTATTGCTGTTGTCTGGTGAGTATGTTCCGTCCGTGTTATCAATCTGCACTTCTGCCTCCTGCACCACAATTGCACCTATTTCATTGGTCACGCCATGAGCTAGCTTTTCCTCAATCTTCACACTCAAAAACTCTGGAATCGCTTCAGTATTATCATCAAATATCAACTTAACCAAATCACATCACCTACTTCTGAATAAAAGGTATAGAAATATCCAACCAGACTAGCTCATTATTTTTAATCATATACAGTCCGTATTGCACGTTTCCTCTGTATGCAGTTATCGTTTTTTCTACACTACCAGCGTCAATATACGTCAACGTGAAAAACAACCCATTACCATCTATTAAATCAAGCATATTTTTAAGCGTGCTATCAGGAATATTCTTCCACTTTGCGTCTATTCGCACCTTTCTAGCAATCAAAGTAGCAAAGAGGTCTCCCGTTTCTGGAGACCTCCCTGCCTCATTCACCAAATTGTACCGTTGTATGCTCAACTCCGAAGGCGAAGGCAATATAGTTCCATTAACCTTAAGCACAGTCACAACCTGCACCACCTTTAAGCAAACTTGATACCCAGTTTCTTTGAGATGTCCGCCAAATCCTCAACAACGGCTCTTGCAACTTCACGGCCGTTTATGACCAATACTATCTCTTTGTTTCCATTATTCGCTCCGCTCGTTCGTGCAGTAGATATTGCTGCCAAAAGTGCTTCATATACAGCCTGTTTTATTACCTGCATAAGTGCGTTGTTGCCGGTAAGTGGCACAACCGCCTCGGGCCCCGCCTCCCCAATCATGGCCAGCGTGGGGGACGTTACGATACCGCCTTCCGCTAAATACGGAATATGGCCGATTGTTTGAAGGTTGAATCCCAATGTTTTCCCGCCTAAAAGCGGTACCCAGCTCGGGAAGGAAATTTTTATTTTGTTTAAGCCTCGAATCATACCGTTTATGGCGTCTATTGCACCATTGATGAATCGTATTATAGTGTTGCCGATGCCTTTCCATATACTCGATGCTTTAGAGCTTATGCTGTTCCATATTTCACCCAATTTTGCTTTTATCGAATTCCACGTCGATATTAGCCAATCCCATGCTCGCTTGACAGGATTAACAATGTTGTTGTAAACCCAATCCCAAACAGTTCTAGCTGTGTTTGCAATATCGTTCCACTTGCTAGATAGCCATCCAGTAATTGAATTCCAAACACTAACGAGCCAATTCCATGCATCCTGAATTGGTCTGATTATGTTGTCCTTAATCCAACCCCATACTGTTCTAGCTGTATTGACTATTTCATTCCACTTGCTAGACAACCATGATGTTATAGAATTCCATACCTGCACTAACCAATCCCAAGTATTCTTTATCGGGTTGATTATGTGTTGCTTGACCCACTCCCATGCTACTTTGGCGGTTGTAGCTATATCGTTCCACTTTTGCGAAAGCCATGTAGTAATAGAATTCCATGCTTGCAACAACCAGTCCCAAGCATTTTTAAGCGGGTTGATTATATGTTCTTTAACCCAATTCCATGCCGTCTTGGCCAGTTCGACTATTCTGTTCCAGCGCTCGCCAAGCCACGCAACCGCCTTATTCCATAGCTCTACCAACCAACTCCACGCATCTTGTATAGGCTTTACAATATGCTCTTTTACCCATCCCCAAACCGTTTTTGCTACAGTTACTATACCTTTCCAAACATCTCCTAGCCAGCTAACTATCGTGTTCCATGCATCTACTATCCAATCCCATGCCGTTTTTAGTGGGCTAATAATATATTCCTTAATCCATCCCCAAATAATCTTTGCGTTCTCTGCTACCCAGTTCCAAGCATTAACCAGCCATTGCCAAACAGTTGTCCCTTTTATCCAGTTAACAATACTGTTCCATGTGTTTTTTATCTCCCCCCACAACCATTGTAAAAATCCTTTTATTGTTGGTTGCTGCATTTCGAAATTAAACATCTCGCCAACATCGATTTTGGGTATCGAAACAGCTGGGGCAGTTAGTTCAGGCATTGCTGGCATCCCGGCTGCCAAATTCTCTGCGCTTGCTGCCGTACTGCTCATCACTTGATGTATTTCGTCAAAGGTTGCCAAGCCCCCCTTGGCCTTTTTAGCGGCTTTAGCTGTGTTCTTGCCAAGGTCATTAAGCCCTTTTCCTGCCTGTATGCTGGTATTCGACAACCCGCCAAGGCTCTTATCAAGCCCGCCTACAGACGCCTGTAATTGTGCATTTAGCCTTGCCATATTCGTCTTTTGGACGTGTTCTGCGTACTTGCTCCAAGCCCATACCAAGGGCCCCAAAATTAATGCAGCTACCCCTAAAATAGCCAACCTCAATGCGCCAAATGCCTGAATGAGTGCCGATACAGCCATTCGCATCTGCATAAATCTGGTTATTGCGACCGTTCCCATCACATCTGCTGTTATGAGCTGCGCTCTATAAATTGCCACCGCTTTCGACAATAAGCCAAATAATCCGCTTGTTACCGTCAAACTTCCATTCAATATGCCCACTAACTTGATGAAGGTATTGAAAATTGGTAAGACCACTTTAAACACAAACAGGGTAGTTAATACCCCTGTCAAGACAAATCGGATGCTCTCCCAGTATGTCCGGATTATTACCGCTGCACGTACAAATGCCTGCCATATGCGCTGCACCGTAGTAATTATCACATTTGCAACCGTCCCCACATTTTCACCAAACGCATACGTGATGGCATACCTCAAAGCATTCGCTGTATCTATTCCTCGCTGTCTTAACGTTGAAAAAACTTGATAAAAGGTAGTGGCCATATCCCTGAGCCGTTGCAACCAACCAGTCACACCCTTGAACAGCTCTACCGTGATTGAGCCTACCGTCATCCGCCATACGTCTTTGAGGGTGGAAGTTATCCCTGCCCATGTGTTCTCCATCCGCTGCATCATACCGCCGAATCGTTTATCCAGTCCCTCGACCAGCGCCTGTATAGCCTCACCAGCAGGAATAAATCCCTTAGAAGCCAGCTTCATCACTTCGGCTGTAGATTTGCCCATCGCCTCAGCGAGTATCTCCCACGCTGGTATGCCTGCCTCAGTTAGCTGGCGCATCTCCTCGCCTGTTACCTTGCCTTTTGCCCGCATCTGTCCAAGAGCTAGGATTATCCTGTCAATGCCTTCTGCGCCCAGTCCCAAGGCAGCTGTAGCATCCCCTACAGCTTGCAACATGGGTAATACATCATTTGCAGCAAAACCATAAGCCATCATGCGTCTAGAGGCTTCCAGCAGGTCAGGAAATTCAAACGGTGTCCTTGCTGCGAAATTCATCATTTCGCGCAAAAAAGCCTGCGCATCCTCGGCACTTTTTAGCATGGTTGTAAAACCTATTTGTGCCTGCTCCATCGTGCTGTTGAAATCTATTGCTTCACCTATAATCGACTTGAATCCCCGCTTGATAGCCTCGAAAAAGCCCATACCAAGCGCAAAAGAAAAGGCATTCCTAAAAATTTGCCCTATTACACTACCTCGTCTCTCGGCTTCTGCCTCTGCCCTGTCTAAATCTTTTTGATACGCCGACCAGTCTACACCCAATTTAACCAGCAGTTCACCAACCTGCACTTTATCACCACCTTTACGCACAAAAAAGAAGGAAATCGCAATTTGTTGTAGAACTTATCCATAAAAACACTTTAAAGGAGGTAATACTATGAAAATCGCAACCGGGATAATTTCCTTAATCATTGGCCTTATTGTGTTCCTCCAATCCTGCGCCGTAGGGATTGGTGGAGCTGTCCTTGCCGACGAAACTACCTCTCAAAGCGGGAGTGTGGGCTTATTTGTTGCTTTCCTGCTTTGGATTGCTGGTGCTTTCGCTTTTGCTCTGCCCAAGGTAGCGATGGTTATTTCAGCAATTGCTGGTATCTTTGCTTTGATGAATGGCGCAACAAGTGATTATGCAGATATGACAGTATGGGGGGGTTATTGCTTTCATATTGGCTATTCTAGAATTCTTTGCAGGTCGCAAACCCAAAAAATCCACTCAAACAACCCCACAGCAACCAACTCAAACCGACAACAAGCAAGCTTAATTACCATGGCCCTTTTAATCCTTTTGCTTTTGCCTCTTCAATTAAAGAGACCCACTCATCCTCTTCTTGGGATGGTTGGGTCTCTTTTAGTATCTTCTCCATCCTTTTTATCCACTTCTTGTTTATAAAATCTTCAGGGTTAGCCTGCTTTGGCTTACGTTTGCTAAACGCTGCTACAATACCAGCAGCAGCGTTTGTAATCACAGCAGCCAAGAAAGCCCATTTCCCGCGTATTTCAGCATATTCTTGTACCTCTTTTTGCCTCTTTAGCTCAACCAGTATTGCAGCCAATTCGGAAGGATACAATTCCCGCATTTCCTGTGGAGTCCAACCGAATTCCCTTGCCAATGTAACCACTACTTCTGGGGTAAGCCAATCTGAGCCATATTCAGCAACGGTTTTATCAACTTCTTCAGCCCCAAAAAATTTACGTCGATAAACGCTCCTATCAACTCTTCTATCTCGCTCATATAAGCATTTTTAATATCGTCTTTAGTTAACTCGGGGAACAACGCTTGGAGCTTCTTGTACAAAACCTCAAAATCCAAATCGCCAAGCTCCTTCCCTATGTCGATATTGGCTATTTTACCTTTACTGCTAGGGAACACATCAACGACAAGCTTCTCAAGCTCGCCTATCCTCTTTTCCTCAACTCGTATCTCTTTTCCAGCAAACTGTACAACCTTGTTCCTCATGTTACCCCTCCTAAACGCATTATTCCTATACCTTGCAAATAAATCTGCTCTTTAATAATTTGATTAGGTGCACCTTCAATAAACTCTGGAAGCACAGCGTATCCTTGCAAGCACTTTAAAGAAGTGCCTGCTCCGATAAACAGCTTAACAAAAATAGTCTTCCCTTTATTAGCAAAAAACTTTGTATCCCCGCAATAGCCTTCTGCGGTTGCGTACCATCCTGTTACAACATTCCCTTTCTCGACAGTGTTATTCGCAAAGCTATGGTAAAACGATTGCTGAACATCCGCTTCCCACAAAAATAAGACTCCCACCTGCTCCATATCATCCGGTTCTTTGTCAAAATTAAGCGGGGCAGTATGTAAGATATATACTGCCCCAATCCTTCCCGCTATAGCCATAACGCATTATACTCCTGTCCCAAGCGTTGCTGTCAAAGGCCCTGTACCAGAAAAGTCAACACTAAAAGACGCCTTATCATCAACCGGTGTCTCAATAGAAAGCGTTATATATGCTTCTCCTGTGAATTTTACGTTCTGATTGACTTGAAGCTCCAGTTTGACTTTCTGGCCATTCAACCATGCGTTTATCAGCGCTGCTTGTCCTGTGGTATCCTCGGGTTTGAAGTTTCCTTCAAAAGACCCGCTCCACTCTTTTATACCTTGCATCCTTTCTCTCCATCCATTAGAGTCAAAAGACGTGATGTCAATATCTTCCGCATCTGTATCCAAGCTCCAGCTTGCTATCTCCGCCACCTTTGTCGGGGTATCGCCAAGATAAACCCCACCGCCATATCCTACAATCGCCATAATCAACCAACCTCCTTTATGATTCTAAAATTGACAATAAAAATAGCCCTTCCATTCTCATCTCTTTCAAGAAGGAAAGGGCTTTGCCTCGCCTGAATGAGCAAATATCTTACGTTGTTTATGGCCTGTTCTGATACACCATGTAAAACCCGTACTGCCTGTTCAATCTTTTGCCTGCCCGCAGGATAACTCTTATTTCTGACTAAAACCTGTAGTCCAGGATATTCTAAGTTTGCGTCTGTCAAATCCTGTGGCTCCCCGGCATATTCAAACAATGCAATACAATTATCCGGTGAGGCAGGCAATTGCCCCTTGAATATATCCGTGCCAATTATGCCAACACCTTGCTGCTGCAGATACAAGGCAATATCATCTAGAAGCACATGTGCATCACCCTTTCTCTACCGCTCATTTTTTAATGCTCGTTTAACAGCATTTTTGATAAACCTCTCGTATCGTGCTTTATTTTCGTTGAATGGGTCTTCCAAATACTTTGCTTTACCCCCTTTCGGATGATTAAAATCCAGCCTCTCATGCTGCACTATCGCATAAGGTAAGTCATATCCAACCGTATGATAGAATTTAGTGCCCTCACGCTTAAGTGGGCTGACAGAACAGTTGCTTCTTAAGTCACCTGTATCGATTGGGGCCTGATTGGCACTCTTGCCTTGTAAGTCCGCAGCACATTTGTGTAGAGCACCTAGACCAGCACTGATTGCCAGCTTTTTCGCCTCATCTCCACGCCATTTCAAAACATATCCCTTAGCCATCACAAGGCCACCTCATAATAAACGATGTTGCCGTCAAGGTCTACAATTTCACTGACTGTGATTGCAATGTATTCCTTGTTATTGTAGACGATGCGGTCATCTGGGTTTACTGGTTCGATGCAATACATTGTCGCTTCTGAGACTACCTCATTCCCTTGTCTATCTCGCACAAGTTTGCGCTTCATTTCAAAGCGACAGGGGATAATCTTTTCGCTTGGTATTGGTTCACCGTATTCATTGTAACCTACTGTTGTTTTGAGTGTTGCAGTTTGATTTAAATATTCTTTAATCATCGTTAACACCACCTTAAACTATAGCAACAGCTCCAGCAAGATATGGTTTGAGCAATTCGTACGCTTCTCTGCTGAATAGTATCCCTGTTCTGCTTCTGTTTCTGTCGTATTCCTCGCTTACACTCCCAAAATCCACCCTGATAACTCCTTGCTCCTGCAACCTTGCACGTGTATTGTTGCCATATTTGAGCAATGCAAGAGCTTCCTCACATTGCGCTTGTTTTACCTCTTCAGGTACTTTTTCTTGCACGATATAAGCAAGAGCGTAATCAAAATTGAACTGGCGTTCACGAGGATATAAAGGCATCCCCACAGATGGCAAAGCTCTTGGAAACTGCAATATCTGATTCTCTGGGTCCGCTTTAATTCCCTTGAATTGCAGTCGTTCAATCCTTCTACACGCCGTTAAGAGCGCTTTTTCTTTCGTTGCTGTGTCTGCGTTGCCCCACTCGTCTGCGTAGAGTCGTCCTGCGAAGTACCCGTTTGCGTATTCGATGTCGACATAGCTGTTGATTCCGACTTGGATTGCCATTCCTCATGCACCACCTCAAAATCAGGAGAGCGAGAGAGCCTCTCTGCCAGCTCTCCCGCTACTTCCCATATTAAACCTGTTTGCTTGTTTTTAAGCCACATCAGTCATCATCCTTTCTTTAAGACTTGTTGGCAGTGATGACAACCAGCGCCTCTGGCCTGATTACCTTTGCGCCGTATAAGTGCAGTCCTTTGACCGCATCTGCAAACCTGCGCTCCGGCCTGTATGCTTCAACTTTGCTTATCTGTTCTGCATAGGTTATTGCCATCGGATGCCCACACATGATCTTGTATTTTGTTCCGGAAGTATTGGCGATGTTATTGCTGGTGTAAATCGTAAATCCAGCAGCCTCGCCAACCTCTCCCGTTCGTAATACTCTGTCAGCGCTTGCAGTGAACTTTACAAATCTGTCGTCTTTCAAAAGCAAACCATAAAACCATGGTGGTACAACAGCCCAACGGTTCGTCCTGGGTATGTTAGCTTCGTCCAGTTTAATGCTCGCATCAACGAGCAACTCGTAAGCAGTTGTTGCGGTTGGCACAACCGGAGTGGTATCATCGCCAATTGCGCTGCCAGCATATACATACTGACTGGCCAAATACTGGTCTGCTTTATCTGCCAGCGCATATGCAGCCTCTTGCATAGCTGCATCCATCAACTTTGGATTAGCCTGCGCAGCATCTACATCATCAATCAGGAAATTGAAATATTTTGCCTGGTCAATTACCAGCGTCCTCTGCGCATCGCTTAAGGTTTCTGGCGGATTAATATCCGTGTTCTTAGTGTAGTCAGCAACCGTAATTGGACCTATGCTGTTTATTTTGACAGTGTCGCCACAGTTTCTGATTTCACCCTCATAATCGGTGTTCACAACATTCTTAAACACAAGATTTTTCCTCAAATTCTCCAGGAGCCTTGCACTCCAAATCTGCGGAATGAAATTGGTTATAGCCATCTAAATCAACCTCCTTAGTAGTGTTGTTATTTGATTAAGCCTTGTTTTAAAGCTTCTGAGATAATGTCCCAGTTTTTGTTTATCTCCTCTGGACTCATTCTTGCAATTTCTTCTTTTGTAAAAGTTCTTACCTGCTTGTTTCCCCCTGCAGGGTTTGTCGGTGCACCTACTTTTGTATTAGCTTGCAAGCCTAGCAATTTCTTAAGCTCTTCTGCGTCTTGCCTGATTTCCTCTTCTGTCTCACCAAAGATGCGGTCGGCTAAGCTTAATGGTAAGCCCATCTCGGTTAAAACTTTTTGCTTCGTCATGCTGATTCTGAGCTCAGCCAATTCTCTTTCTTTTTCCAGTTTTTCTCTTTCCAACTCGGTAAGACGCATTTGCATCTTTTCTTGCTCGCTCATTTGCGCCTCTTTAATCTTTCGCAGTTCCTCAGCAGCTTTTTTGAGCTCCTCATAGTCTTTGTATTTTTCACGTTCTCTTTTGAGACGTTCTGCTAAGATACGCTCAAGCTCTTCTTGTGTGAATGTCTTCTGTTGCTGCTGAGTATCATTGCCCGCTGGTTGAGTATTATTGTTATCCTGCCCAGCGTCAACAGGATTGCCTTGTGTTGTCTTATTCATATCATCAGTCATAATTATTACCTCCCTTTCTTTTCCCGCTGATTAACCGCTCAGCGTAAAGCGTAAGATTTTATGCAAAAATAAAAGCACTCTTTGTTGAGTGCCTACTCGCTTTGTTTTGGTTTCATACCTGCAAGTTTAACTAATCCTTCAGGTGGTTCTCTTTCTAAAATCTCTTTGTATAGAGCTACAAGCCGCCTTGCAGCCTTCCTTACCAGCTCTCTTGGAGCTTTTACCTGATAAATTCTAATAGCAGCTGCTACAATACCGTTTGCGTTCAACGTCCCATCTGGCTCCCGCACAGGCAATTTGCACTGTTCTTTTGAAGTCGGTGGGCCATCATGAAGGTGTATCAAACAAGCCCTGTGCCATTGCTCAAGGTCATAGTCGGACTCCTTTATGTCCCCCCAAGGCTTGTTGCTGACTTTCTCTGCCATTTGATGCTCACTCCCTTATAAGAAGGCATAAAAATACCACCTCAACCTTGCTTGGCTGGGTGGTTTAATGAAATATCACCTTAATTCTTGTAGCTAATTCCCTGATTGGTATCCCATCAATTTTAAACTCATTCAAGAATTCTTCAATTGTGTCGTATTCTTTTTCGGTTTCTGGTTTGTTGTACTCGCAAATGTAAATTTTGTCGTAATACAAAAGTGAATAGTCTTTATCATTATACTCAAACTCGATCTCTCCAACAGCTTTCAAGTCGTCAATAAACTCTTGTAGAGAAGAATAAGTATCATACATATTTCTCATCACTCCAAATATCTCTAATTTTTTCTTTTTCTGTTTCCGTTAACTGCCTAAACTTTCGTTGTCTTTCACCATTTAACCAATCGTGTGCATGAGGGACAATTGGATGAGCCTTCGGGTGCCCATGGTCTGTTAAATCAATATCTACTTTTGCATTTCCTTTGGCATCATAAAATCTTCTGCTAATGGCCTTTTTAAGTTTAGGATGTAATGCATCTATCACAGCATTACTAAAAGCCTTAACTGGTAATTTATTTCCTACAATAGTAATTATACCACTTTCCTCATCAATTTTCACTATGTTGTTTATGTTAAAGTTTGCAAGGTATTTATCCAACCCATTCAAATAATGTTTATCGATATTGTTTATCTTGTCACCTACTTTTTCATAGCTCTTTTTCAACTTTTCAGCAGCTTTTAGCCTTTCTATCAATGGAGCTTGCTCATTGTAAAGCACTTCCCTTGCTCTTCGCCTGATAGTCTGTATTGTTACCTTGTCCCGCATCTCTTTGTACGCCTGCTTTTCCTTCTCGCTTCTCGGGTCCTCGGTCAACGATGTATTGCTGTATTTTTGCGTTTCATCAGCATCAGGATCTAGCTCACGTACATAGGGGACAAGCACGTGGCGGCAGTTGGGATGTTTAGGGATTCTTACCAAGTCACCATCGTATTTGGGATACCGCTTATCCTTACCACTTAAGCTGAATACCTTCCCTTGTAACGGTGCACACAATTCACAGGTAGGATAATGCTTTGTGATTTGTACCAGGTCGATATCAAACTCTTTGCAAGCATTTATTGTTGCCGCCGTTGCAATTTCCCTTGTCGTTGTTCTTGCCACCATTTCAGCATAGCTGTCTAATCGCCATTCTCTACCCAACCTGTCTTTGAAGCCAGTCAATCCTTTGCTCAATAGCTTTTGCTCAAGATTTTTAGCCATCTCCTGCCACGTCTGGCCCACCGTGAACTTTTCCGCCTCCGCCTCCAGCGCTGCCCGTCTGTAGTAGTCGTTGATTCGGCGTCCTGCATAATTCGTGGCACTACGTAAATTATCGAACATATTTTGAGCTATAACGTCGATGGCTCTCTGGTGTATCTGCGCAAAGCTCGGGTTTATGTCCCTTTGCATCCCTATTTTGTTGATATACGCTAACACCTGTGTATAATTCTGTTGATAAATCTTCGGTATATTTTCTTGGATCCATTGCGCAGCATCTCTGTCCAGCTGGTTTAAAATCTCCATTATCTGCTTTAAATGCTGCTTATAATACCAAGTTGTTCTTGCTTTTTTAGCTTCTTTCTGCAGCAATACTTTCAGCACATTCAAAAAGCCCTGCCGATACAACTCGACAAGGCTTTGTATAAGCTTTTCATCATCAAAATTGTTAGGCATTATTTATCACTCGCTTTGTTGTGGTTGCTGCTGATTGTTTAAGTTCACTGTGAAGAGTGCCGGTGTCTCTTGAGCTACCTCAACTGCGATTTTAGCAAGCTCTTGCCTCAATGTTTCGGCGTCAAACTCGAACAATCTCTTAAGCGCTGTCTCTCTGCTTATAAGGCCATTTTGGACAAGCGACGAATATATTTCTGCCTGTTCTTTTTCGTCCTGTGGCAACCCATCATTCCAAGCAATGTTTATTGTGCTAAGTTCAATTCCACGTCCAAATTTAGCTTCAAGCTGGCTTGCTAACTGCAACACTTTCTTTATGGCAGGGTCAAAACGCATCCTAATCCTGTTTACTTTCGCAAGTGGCGTCATCATCAGCCTACGCAATGCCGTACCGCTTTCAGCGAGCCCCGACTTAAGTTGACCAAATGCTGCTGCCGATGTCTCACCGAGTGTATAAAGCTGCTCCATCAGTAAGTCAATCTCTCTATAAGCTGCTTCCAGTTGTCCATCCCATGTGATGTATTTTGGTTCAGGATCGCCTTGCTCAACCGGGAAGTATTTCCCGCCACCTTTTACCACGTATTCGCCATACTCATTCTGCTCTAAAGCCCAAGCCGGCCCTGCCATGTTAGGGTCAGCGTGCTTGTCAAGTATTCGGCTTATCTGTGCTACCCTTATCTCCAGCTCCTGGATGATACTGTCCAAATCTGAATAATCATCCTGGCCATATACCCTGTCACTGGTAAGGATGTTGTGTACAGGTACCACAAGGAAATCATCTATGCCCGTGGCCTGTTCTGGCTGTAAATCGTCATAAAAACTCGTAACATCCAGTTCTTGCTTGATCACACCATCTTTCAACTCAAAAAGCTTATTCGTGATTTTACCTTTCTCATGTATCTCAAGCCGCAAATAAGTGGTCTTCTTGTCTTTGTTCAGCAACGTCGGTGTCGGCACTTCAAATGTCCAAGCAATTACATGAGCTCGCACATCCTTGATGTTGTCTGGGCTAACAACAGGAAACCACAAAGCTGGTGGTATTGCCTCAATGATAGCTCTGCCGTCATAACGCAGCTTGAATATGCCTGTGCCGTATCTTGAAATGTCCAAGACCACCTCATATGCGACATTGAAAAAGTCATTGTTCTCAATGATAGCTTCAAGTTGCTGTTGCTCTTTTGAATTAGGCTCCCCTGCTGTTATCCTTGGCCTCTCACCTAAAAGCAGGTCAGCCCATAACGTACTTAACCGTTTGTGCCAATTGAGTATGATTTCTAATGTTGCTTTTTTGTCGTCCCTCAACAAACGCACCCAATCCTTAAATACTAGTTCATGCCGCCCTTCAAACAGCTTCCTGTTTGCATCGTAACGTTGTAAGCGTTCAAGCTCACCCTCTGGTGGCCATTTTGTGCCTACGCCTATTTGCTCTATGTTAGTCAGCACTTTTACCACCCTTTCGGTTTGTCTATAACGTACCGTATAGCCTGTCTTGCTAGCGGATATTCACTATGCAGCGCATACCTCAAAGCATCCATGCAATGGTCTGCTATTTTAAGCGGTTTATCTTGCCCGTTTTGCTGCGCCTTTGTATCCCATGCATAGCTGTAAAACTCTCTTATTGTGTTTTTACACCTAGCATGAATAAAAAGCTTGTTTTGACTCAAAAACTTACTCACCGTTGCTATGCCATCAAGCACACTGTTGTTTGCTTCACGCACATTATAAAATCCATCTGCTTTAAGTTGTTGTATAAGAGCCTGTGCTGATGGGTCGATGTATATGCGATGTGGTTTTATATCGCCCAGCCACTCTTTAAAGTCCTTGCTGTATTTGTCAACCGTCTTTGTCTGCTCTCTGCCTTCGTGGTAGTATTCTTTGACTATATAAGCTGTCCCATTGCTTACGCCGATTAACAAGAACACCGTCGGGTTTTGCATACCAAAGTCAACGCCGACGATGTACTTGTCAAAGCTGTCTGGCAACTCATCAACAACATGCTTCTTTTCGTCAAACATGTCATAGATGATTCCCTCAGCTGCTACCCACTCGCCCAGAATAAACCGCTTGTAGAAAAGCCCCGTGTAGGTTTTCTTTATAAACTCAATATACTCTGCTGGCAAAAACGGATTATCTTCAAGCAAAAATTTCATAACAAAATAGCTCTTTTCATCAGCTTTCTGGATGTAGGCTGTATAAAGCCAGTGATAAGGACTATCTGGGTTGGTCGTTGCAAAAATTTTCGCACCTTCCACACTGCAACGTGCCAACAGCTGTTCAAATACGCTTCTCGGGTATGTTGTAACCTCATCGCATAAAGCACCTGCAAGTGTTAAACCTCGAATTCTCGTTTCAGCTTTCTCATCATTAGCTCCCAAAACAAAAATTTTGTGCCCTAAAAACTCTATTTCGTCTCTGGTAATTGTGTATGTGAACGCATCTTCACCCAAATACTGTTCGATGACCGGAATAACATTTCGCCTTACCGTGTCCCTTGTCTTGCCGACGATAGCAAAGTGTTGTTTAGTCCTAAATGAAATAACATGCAACAAAAATGCTATCGTCGTAGCAATCGTCTTGCCTGTTCTAACACTACCTTCCGCAATGTTAAGTTTGCTCTTCGCTTGTTTGATGAATGTCCTCTGCTTGTGGCTGAACATTACCATCGCTTAATGCCCTCACTATCTCTTGTAGTCTCTCTACAATCTCATTCGCCTGTTCTTGTTGTTTCTCGTCCAAACCTAAAGCTTTTCGTTGCCCTTTCTGAGCCATCCTTAGCACATTGGCAGCTTTCTCTAGAGCATAGGGATTGAGCTTACTAGATTTCTCGCTATAAAAATGGCGGTGATAGTCTTCCACCGCCTCAAGGATTATGTTGAGAAATTTACCCCAGGCTTCAAGGTGCTTTGTGTTCCAATCGATTTCCTGCTTGATTTGTCTCTCAATAGCACCCTCAATGATTTTACTTCGTTTTTCCTTCTCTCTGACTTCTTTTTCTTCAATCCACCCCTTTGTCCGCTTAAAAAAGTAGCTCGATTTATAGTTTAAGCCTTCTCGCTCGGCAAACTCACGAAGGCTTTTATAATTCCCAAGCAAGAATTTTTGTCGTAGTGCCTCCCAGTCGTACCGTGCCATCACCTCCCACCTCGCTTTCATATCTAAAGGAGCTCATATAGAAAATCGGCTGCCTTCACACAATACCTTTCTCCCGGCTGCACAGATTTACGTCTTGAATCCACTTTTCAAAACTGTCTAAAGTATTTAAAAACTCTTTTTCCTCTTCCGTTAATTTTTCTTTATTCAATAATGAAATCCCTATTTCAAAACATTTCTTTATAAACATTCCAATATCCATATCGTTCCCTCCAATTAAAAAGCTATCTTCAACAAGTAGCTTTATGTTCCAACATTATCGTTATAATTTTTAATCGTTATAATTTTTAATAAAAAATTCAACAAATTCCCTGCCAAATTTAGATATCTTTAAACGATCTTTAGCTTTTAATTCAACTTTTGTATTTTTAAGCTTCTTCATTTTCTTCCTGGGATTTGCAAGACTTTCTTGTATTGAAATAACTACTTCATTTAGATTATTAACATTTTTAACTAGTAAATCTAGATCTTTTTCTAAAGCATCATCATATTGATTCTCTAGCAACCCCATTCGATAAAGATTATCCCTTACCGCTTCATACTGATAATAATCTATGCCAAATTCATTCAAGACATCTACAAAGCTTTTCCTATTTTCTTCAGTACCCCAAAAAGGATATGAAGCTTTCAAAACAGCTATATCTAATATAGTCATTCTATCTAAAACATCATAAAAAAGATAGCTTATATCATAAGATACATTTTGAATAGCTGTCAGATTTGCGTATCCATTAACCATATACTTTATTTTTTCGCTTTGATTAGTATTAACCGCTTTATAAATAACCATTTCAAAAATTGCGTCCAAGGTTTTTTTATTTTCTTCTGTCTGTCTCTCAAAATTTAATTTAATCTCTTCAACCTTCTTGTTAAGTTCTGATACTAAAGTATTTAAATTATTAAGTTGTCTTTGAGTTCTATATGCAGAAATAGCACTCCCTATTCCCGGTATTATTGAGCCTGCCATATCAATACCAACCGCTGCAGCTAACTTCGCAGCGTCATTAGTAACAACATCTTTTATCCGAGCTTTAGCCGCTTCTTTACCATATTCAATTATGACTCCTAAGACATTTTCTGTAAGAAAACTTTTTATAGCGTCTTTCTTATCCCCCATTATTACTTTCCTCCTTTCTCGTATTAATTTTCTATAAGAAAGGAAGAAAATCCTACTAAAACCACCATATTTTTCAACAAAGCCCGGCTGAGCAACCGGGCTGGAGGAGAGGAAGCATATATACTTCAATAGCAGCCCAAACCAGGCTGCTTGGAATACTCGATACAATTTTTCATCTTAAATCATATCACAGAAAAAACGGACATATCGGGACAACTTTATTTTTCTTTTAAAAATCTTTGCACCCTTTTTCGTAGTCCTTCCGCCGTGTTCCCTCCTCCTACGCATGCTGCTACTTCTTCCCAACTCAGTCCGTTGACGTATTTGAGCAAAATGGCTTGCCTTATTAAACTATCATCTATCCCCTCTATGAACCCATTTATTTCTTCGACCAAATCCATTAATTCCTCTATTCTCCTCTTCAGCTGCTTTTTTAGTCTCTTAAGCCTTCTATCGTAGTCCTTGTAATCTATACCCTCAATTTTGAACCTTTGCTCAATATAGGGGAAATAAGGGCTGGATCCTCTTACTGAATCCGTTACTATGTTGTATTCCATGTTCTCTATCTGCTCTTTTAGCATTTTTATTTCGTTTTTGAGATACTTTACTTGCTTTAGCTTCTTTTTAGTCATACAGTACATCCTCCCTTTCCCCGGGCAGCAATCCACCCCGGCCCGGCCTAGGAGGCTCCTGCATAAGCTTCTCTATAAACTCATCGGAAATATCCTGAATTTTCTGGCAAAAAGCTGTAAAAGCTTTTATTAGTTTTTGCCCTTCTTGCACAAATCCGCTTATGCCTAGATACGTTGTGCGCAATAAAGCAAACGTTTCGGGATCCGTCTCAAAGACATACTCACCAACTGTGATAAAAGACTTTGTATTATCCCTCTGTATCCGTGTGTATTTCACTCTCATCCCTCCCACAATGTAAAAGAGGCACCCCGATTTCTCGAAGTGCCTCCGGTTTTCCGGTCAGCAGTTACTTTATTATGTGATGCAAAGATTAAGCTATTTATTAACAATAATTCCCTCTATTTGATTTAAATCAATATACATTATTTCCTTTTTTCTTTTTCCTCTCCATTCGATTTCAATCTCTCTTATTTGCCCAAATCCATTTCTTTTTACTGTAATTTCTTTGCAATCAAACTCTATCTTATTCCCGCTTCTCATATAAATTATAACTTTAATCATAATTTCACCTTCTCCGTAGCTTTCTCAATCATCACCGGCAGTCCATCCTGCACTTTTATAAGTATTTCCCCGTACCCAAGCCGCCGGATGAATTCCAGCAGTTTGAGTTCCTTCTCGTGCAGTTTTTGCGGCTTTTTAGTTTCCTGCTGCTGCATCTGCATCCACCTCCTCCACAATTACCTCTGCCCGTTCGTTCTTATCTATGTACCTCTCTATATGCAGCTTTGAAACCTGCTTATCATTTTCAAACAATGTCCCCTGTAGGCCGTCCAATATGCTTTTTGCGTAGTTGTCCAAATCGCCATAACGTTTATTTGCAAAATAAAGCTTTATGCATATCGACAGATCCCCTAGAAGTATCCGTCCATTCGCTGCCGCCAATGCGGCTAAGGCAACCTGTTTCTCAAATTTTGATGTTTCTCGTGGTGTGTATATATACTTCTTCCTGCCGTCGACAGTAAGTCGTGGGCGTTCCTTTGGCACTGGCCGTCCCGGGATAATGATCTTGATGGGTTCTCTGGCTGGTGTATATATGTTTTTGCTCCCAGGTTTTTGTATGTATTTATTCATCGCTCTTCCTCCTATATCGCCACCCACAAACCGGGCAGACATACGCATCATTACTGGTTTCCAGCATACATTCCCCTGCTTCGCACCAAAAACATTCGCCGGTCCAAAAACATTCGCCGGTTTGGGCTTGCTCTTTTGGTATTACAAAGCTCTCATCTGCTTCTTTAGCTGTAATAGCCAACAACATCATTCCCAACACACCACCCGCTACTAAACCCAGCAGAAACCACAACATCTTAGGTCCTCCCCTTTTTATCGTTCTTTTTACTTTATCCTCTCTTTTCTGTAGTCAGGCCCTACAATCTTCACGCCACGGCACATCTCTATAATCCTGGATACTATTGCGCCACCGCATGTCTCCAGCCGCCGCTCAATTTCTTCAAGCTCTAGGTTGCTGGTGACTATTATGGGTCGGTAATTCTCATATCGTTCGTTTATAACGTTATACAGTTTTTCTTCCACCCATGGCGTTGGTTTTTCTTTGCCGAGATCATCTATCACCAGTAGATCCACATCATACAGTTCTTTTAAGATCTGTGTTTCCTCATACTCGCTGTCATCGCTGTATGCTGACCGCAACCGGCCCAGAAGTATCGTCACATTACCAAAGATAACTGTGGCCATCTTGCTCCGTATCAAATAGTTTGTTATTGCCGCAGCCAAGTGGGTTTTGCCCACACCATAGCCGCCTGTGATAAAGAGGCCTTCTCCCTTCTCTTTGTACATGTCAAAGTTTTTCGCATAGTCTAAGGCTATTTCGAAAGCCTTCTTGTTGTAGTCCCTGATTTCAAACGTTTCAAATACCCGATCCCTGAACCTTTTCCCAAGCCTACTCTGTTGAAAAAGCCGCTCTATTCTTTCCATCTTTCGACGCAACTCTTCTTCTTGCTGTTTTTTGAGCTGCTCCTGATAAAGTCTTTCCCGCTCCGCCACTGCGCCAGGGCAATTACATCTTTCAAGATGAGTACCAAATAATTTTCCGAACAAAGAGTACGCCTTGTACTTTAGCATTCGCCCACAATAAGGACAGGGTTCGGGCTCATATCTTGGATCGTCCACAAGCCCGCAATCATCTTCGTTATTCGTAGAATTTGTCGTAGGTGCCGGTTGATGCATTTTTCTCATCACTTCGCCTATGTTGAGAATTTCGCCCATCAGAATATCCCCCCATAGCTTTATTGCTGTAGGTACCTTCCAGCACTTTGACCATGTTATTGTAGGTGACCAGCCAGTCGAAATTGCAGCCGGTCCATCTGCCGTTCCGCCCCGTCAGAAAGTCGCTTTCTTCTGCACGGCGGAACACCTCTTCAAATTTTGTCAAATCACCCTTGAAGTTCTTCCACGCCACCCGAATATGTCTTCGCCGTTTTTCGGTGATTTGTTCTACTTTAGGCAGTGAAACACAGATGCTGTTGTACATCTCAACGATACGCTGATATGGGATCTTCTCTTTTTGTTGTTGATGTAGGTTTGACGAGGGTGAGTCGGCATCAGCCGACACTATCTCGTTAGAGATAGAATTATTATTAATATTTGTTTTAGTTTCTTGTTTATGTTTATATATGTCTGCACTTTTTACTGTAGTTTTTACTGTAGGATATACTGTATCTTGCACTGCACTAAACACTTCATTATTTACACTGTATTTTTTACAGTGTATTTTTTGAAGTATTTCTTCCACTGAAAAAAGTTTGTACTTTGTCGGCTGTCCTTTCTTCCCCGGCTTAAAATCAATTAGCCCTGCCTGTTTTAGTCTGTTTCTTGCTTCGATTAGCGTTTTTTCTGATGAGGCCCCGATTTTGGCCATCAAAGCCTGATTGGTCACGGACAACCACTCGGCCCAACCAGCCCTGTTGCATAGTACAAAAAGTTTGTACCATAACAACTGCGCTGTTGTCGGCAAGTGGTTAATCTCCAACCAATCTTCGAAGGCCTCGATTTCCTTTATATAGTTCATACATTTGCACCGCCTTTGCGCTCATTTCAATTCTTCCAAGTCTGGGACTAAGATAATGTCTCCCTCTTTAAGCTCGTGTGCCTTTATTCCTGACAGCTCTACTAATTCGTGCACTATCTCTCGGATATCGGCTCGCGGTCTGTATCCCGCCTCCTGGAGCTCCCTTGCAATGTGCCAGTATGTATCGCCGTATCCTACTCGGTACGGTTTGTACTCTATGTTGCTGCGGCTTTCCTTCGGTATAAAAATTGCTAGTATGGTTATAATTAGAAGAGTGATAAACAACACGAATCTCGTCTTGTTTTTGACACGGAGCCGCCGCCTGGGCGGCTCCCATAATTGTATGCGCATCCCAATTGCCTCCTTCAATCCAAATTGATTCCTCTTTCTCTTACAGCATCATCTACGTCATTTCCGTAAAGACAAAACTGAAAACCCAATTCTTTTAATTTTGCTTTTAAAGTTTCTGCTTCTTCCTTCTTTATCCACTCTACTAGCTGCCAAACTGTTACTATCGGCAAATTCATTTCTTGCAGTTTCAAAAGGCAATCTTCGCAAATCCTTTCTTTTGTAGTAGCATCAAACCCAGCATAGTCTAATTTACAATCACAAATTGCACAGCAATGATAATCGGCATGTGCCATTTATTCCCCCTCCTTCCCAATTTGGCACGGGAGGCAGGACTCGAACCTGCACTCCGAGAGCCAAAGTCTCGTGTCCTACCAGCTAGACTACTCCCGTGCATACGGCGGCTAGGATGCCGCCTCTTTCGTTTTTTCTTCAATTTCCGCACAAATCTTATCGTAGTCAATCTTGCGTATATCCCTGCTGTGTTCGTATCCATATTTAGCCATTACTTCACGTACAAGCTGTTCGTTGCCGTTTGCAATTGCAAACATTCTCTTTGCTTGTGCAGTTGTTATGGTTCCAGATTGGTCTGTATATTGCCTGTTCTGCTGAATGCTTTGTTCAATAGGTGTGCCCTCTATATCGTCCTCTAAATCTTGCGTAAAGATTTCAGAAAGAGCTGCAACAGTTAAAGTAGCATCTATTAACGCTCTCTTTTTTGCCATCTTTAGAATGGTATTTGCTATGCTATATGGGTCCTGCTTGACGTATTTCTTTTCTCTTGTATTGGCATGCCCAACACCTTCAGTGACTTTTTGCCCATTTTTGCTTAAGATACACTTTATAGTGAAGGCAAAGAAGCCGTTTTCATAATCCTGTACTCGTTCTATTTCTTCAAATTCGCTTGTTAGGCCGAACAGCATTAGTATTTTCTCTGCGCCAGGTTTCAATAATGTGGGTTTATCTCCAGTGCCGGGAATAATCCCATAGTCATGATTGGGTTTGAGTGTCTTTTGTACAATTGCTTGAAAAGAAGCTATTTTTTGCATGGTTTGTTGTATAGCCTGTAAATTTACAGCATCTATGATGGAAATTGCATTAACCTCAACAGGTTGAATCGTCGCCATTACTGTCCACCTCCATACTCGGCCATCAATTTCTGATTGACTTCTCGTATTTTTGCAAGAACCTCGTCTGCGTCTTCTCCTCTGTAAGAAATTTCCCAGTTGTAACCCTTGCTGTTTTTCTCAAGTTTTATACTGATTTCAGCGGGTTGCTTATCGTACAAGTGCACTATCTTTAATTCCTGATCCATCATAGGACCCTCCAATCCATAGTATTTTGTGTCCAAACCAATCTATTGACTGGCCACAGCATGGACAGTACCGATGCTCCGGATGCTGCCCATATTCTCTGCCTTTTCCGTACTTAAATACTTCTTCCAGCCCCTTAAATCCACAATATCCGCATTCGATTATTCGCATCCTCAATCCCCCTCTAAAACCAAACTATTTCTATTTCATTTGCCTCTAAGTCCGCAAAAGCTCCACAGCTCTTGATAAGATGCTCTATTTGATACTTGTTGACTTTGACAGTATATTTGCCTGTTTTGGAATTAAAATCGGGGCCGAAAACACTAAATCTTAAACCCTCTTCTATTTTTTTGTAGAATTCTGCTTCCCACGGGTCGATAATAACAACATGCTTCATGCCTCAATCCCCCACTTTCTTAATTCTTCTCGTGTCTCCTCTTCCGTAAGTCGTCTTGCACTCATCGTGGATATGCCGTGCCATTCATCGTTTGGACTAACTCCCCATAACCGACATGCCTTCCTTTTTGCCTGCGTTGCGTTCTTTGCTTCCACGATAAGTTCTTGCTCAAACATTGGCGAATAAACTCGATACAACATCTTCGCTCCCCCTCTTGCTCCCACTATACCCACGTGGTATAATGGGAGTAGTAGCAGTTTTCATTTGTGCCGTTTAGAAAACGGCTTTTCTTTTATCACCTCCCCCTAATTGCAGTTAGTCTGGGCTCTTCCTGTTTGCTCTGTTGTTCAAGCCACTCCAGCAATGCTTTCTTGGGTACCCGGATTGCTCGCCCTATTCGTACTGCCGGGAATCCCCTCCAGTGGCTCATCTCATATGCTTTGGTGATGCCTATAGGAATACTTGCTTTATTAGGTGCCGTATTGATGGTATTAGACCCAATATTAAAACAACTAACAATGCCATAAAACACAAAATATACAGCAAATTACCTTGTGAGTCACGTATTTCACGTATAATCAGCGTAAAAACTGTTATTCCAAATAAAAGCAAGATTGCAGCGTGTAATACAAAGCTTAAAGATATATTCTTTCACCTCCTTATTTTCTGCTTTACCCTACTTTCTCGCTCTTCGGGCTTGCCGGTGTTACCGGGTCGTCGCCTATTCAGCGGTACTCACAGGCTCGATATGCGGTTTTCAAGGTGCAACTGCTTAAACATTCCGTTTTACATTACTTCCTTTGTATTAAGCCACTCTAGGAGTGCCTTCTTCGGCACTCTATAAACTCTTGGCCCTAACTGCTTTACTGGAAAATCTGGCCTGTCTTTAAGTGCATACATTACATTCATCGAAATGCCTAAATATTGTGCTGTTTCTTCAAGTGTCATGAGCTGATTGTTTGCTTCGATTGCTTCACGTAATTTTTTTAGCTCATCGAGAATTAAATCAAGCTTTTCTTCCATAGAATCACCTCTTTAACCAGTTCCGGTTTTGTGTTCTATAGATGTAATAAATTACTTAGCCAACAAGAACTCCGACAATGATATTCAATAACTTAGATATTCCTCCTCACCCCTCATCGGGTTTCTTGATACCTTTACTGGTATATGGTAAAATTTTCTTAAAACTAAACTAATCATTAACCTCCAGCGAAAGGAGGTGATATTTTGAAAGATTTTAATGATTTCAAAAAATATTGCCAGCAATTCTCTAATGAACTTTCTACTAAAATAGCCCAAGTTGCTAAAGATGAATTGTTAAAACATCGTATTATTGATGAAATAGCAATAGCAACTGCAATAGTGAAGGCTAATACAGTACTTACCTTTGAACTCCTTGAAAAATATCATGAATGGCTTCACCAATAGCTTTTCCAATTAATAAAGCAAGTTTTTCAGAATCAATACAAATTTCCTGCGGCTGGACAGTTTTCTCAAGTTCAGCCAATTTCTTTTCTATCTCATCTAGCCTCTGCTCTAAAGTTTTCATCCTTCCTCACCTCCTTAAGCAGTCCCGGTTTTGTGTTCTGCTATGGTACAATCGAAGAAAATTGTCCAATCCAATCCTAAAATTTGAGCTATTTTCTTTGCACAATTAACAGATGGTCTTATCCCATTTTCAATTTTTGAAATTGTTGTTCTATCAACCCCTACCAAATCCGCAAGTTGTTTTTGTGTAAGATTTAAGGCATTTCGTCTTTCTTTTATAAGTGATGTTACTTCACCTGATATGTCTATTTTGTGCATTAACTTCACCTCCCGAATCTAATTATAGTGAAGTTACTTCACTTTGTCAATAGCTAAAGTGAAAATTTTGCACTATAATTGTTATGTGAAGTAATTTCACATATAATAAGTAATTGGAGGTGAATAATATGCTCTTCAGCGAAATTCTTAAGCAGTTAAGAATAGAAAAGAATTTAAGCCAAAAAGATGTAGCCAATGCCATTGGTGTAGACAGAACCACATATACAAAATATGAGACAGGTAAGAGCCAACCCGATTTTGTGACAATGCAAAAATTAGCTGAATTTTATTCAGTATCGGTAGATTACCTTCTTGGTCGCACCAATATCCGCAATCCCTACATCCCAGAGGAATATACAGAAAAGCACAAAGTTACAAAACGTGATCTCATGCAATACGAAGATTTCATAAACCAAGCAGGTATTTTCTTTATGAACGATGAAGTTGCGGAAGAAGATAAAGAAAAACTTTTCAGGGATATATCCGAACTTTTCTGGAAGGCCAAGGAAATGAACAAGAAAAAATACAGCAGAAAGAAAAAGACTGAGCAGTAGGGAGGTGCTTTGCATGAGAAAAAATATCCATGCACGTGTGAAGCACCTCGTCCAAAAATATGAGACAAGAGATCCGCTTAGGTTGGCCAGATACCTTAATATACACGTCGTACATAAAGAATACTCACCCCAAACAAAGGGGTATTACATAAAGACTATAAGAAACAAATTCATAGTAGTGAACAGCACCCTTGATGAGTATAGTCAGCGTATCGTATTGGCTCACGAGCTGGGCCACGCTATCCTGCACTCATCGGAACCGATTTATTTTATTAGAGAGTATACCTTGTTCCCTATAGGACCGCATGAACACGAAGCAAATAAGTTTGCGGCAGAGCTTTTGATTGATGATTACGATATTAAGGAAATACGTTATGAGCCAGTAAGCTGTATTGCTAGCACGTTAGGGGTTAGTGAGGAATTAGTCAAGTATAAAATACTAAATACGACTTAACGAAGTATTAAATAAAACTTAAATTTATGAGTGTTGGTATTTTATAAAACATAAAAATAAAACGAGGTGATCTTTATGGCGAGATATCAGCAAACATTTTTTAATGACTATCTTAAAAAATCTGCTACAATAAAAGCCGATTCATTATGGGAATTTGAACTCAAAAAGCAACAACTTATTGCCAAATGGCAGAAAGAAGAAAACAAAAAAAGAGAAAGAGAAGCTATTCAAAGCTTGAGATTAGCGGAAAAAGAAGAAAAAGAATTTTTGAAAAATCAAGCACTTAAACTAACAAAAGAAGCTCAAAAAGAAATTGAGGAATATAAGAATATACTTCAGCATACATTAACAGTCAATGATAAGCTTGATTGGAATACCCAATATAAAAAGGCCGATTATCCACCATTTGAGACTACGCTCCATGAACCGAAAATAGAAGAATACTACATAAAATATAATGTACCTGCGAAAACTATATTTGAATATATTTTCCCATTTTTAAAAAGAAGAAGAGAAAAATTAGAGACCCAAGCAACTCAAGCCTATAATACGGCTCTTACAGAATACAAAGAAAAATTAGAGGAAGAAAATAAACAATACCTCGAAAAGAAACAAGCATATGAAAAAGAAATTGAAGAACATAACAAAGCAATAACAGACTGGAAAAACGCCTATGAAGCAGGAGAAAAAGACGCTGTAGAAAAATATGTAAGAGTAATTTTAGAAAATTCAAAATATCCCGCATCTTTTAATAAGGATTACGAGATTCAATACGATGACAAAATGAAAACTCTTATTGTATCGTATAACTTACCGAATCCAGAACAAGTTCCCAAAATTATTGAACACAAATTTGTTCAATCTTCAAAAACTATTAAACCTGTTGAGATGAAGAAGAAAGAATTTGAGAGTTTTTACGAGAATATTATTTTTCAAGTGACGCTCAGAACAATTCACGAGGTATTTGAAGCTGATTATGCTAATACAATCGATGCAATAGTATTTAACGGCTGGGTTACTGCCATAGATAAAGCAACAGGAAATGAATTTACATCTTGCATTATCTCACTGCACACAACAAGAAAAGAATTTATGAAAATCAATCTTGCTAGAGTAGATTGTAAAGAATGCATTAGAAATTTAAAAGGTTTAGTTGCAGGCGCGCTTGTCAATTTACCACCTGTAAAACCTATATTGGATATCAACAAAGAAGATAAAAGATTTGTGGAATCAAAAGACATATTGGCAGAAATAAATTCAATAGAAAACTTAGCAACAATGGATTGGGCAGACTTTGAGCATCTTGTGAGACAGTTGTTCGAGAAAATGTTTACCGAAAACGGAGCTGAAGTTAAAGTAACGCGCGCAAGCCGTGATGGTGGTGTTGATGCTGTCGTATTTGACCCAGATCCAATTAGAGGTGGTAAATTTATAATTCAAGCAAAACGGTACAATAATGTTGTGCCCGTTTCAGCAGTTCGTGATCTATACGGTACAGTAATAAACGAGGGTGCGACAAAGGGAATTTTAGTTACAACCAGTTATTTTGGCAGTGATTCAGTAGAATTTGCAAAAGATAAACCTTTAACATTAATAGATGGTTCAAACTTAGTTTATCTCTTCCAACAATATGGCTATAATGTACGTATTTCATTGGATAAATAATCAGCACTTTGTACAACTAAAATACAAAAACTTTTATTTTCAACAAAAAGGAGGAATAAACCATGCGTGGCCATATTCGCAAAAGAGGAAATAAATGGTGTGCTGTTGTCGACATCGGTAAAGATCCGCAAACCGGCAAACGCAAACAAAAATGGTTGTCAGGCTTTAATAGCCCTGATGAAGCCGAACGTGCATTGGTAGAATTCCTTGCAAAACTCTATAATGGGCAGTATGCTGACCCTCACAACATGACGGTTGAAGCCTATCTCAAGAAGTGGCTTGAAGATTACGCAAAAATAAAGGTGGCAAAAACAACGTTTGCTACGTACGAAGACGCTGCCAAAAACATTATACAGCACCTAGGTCCTGTTAAATTAGAGCAATTAAAACCCATGCATATCCAAAGCTATATTTCAAAGATGTTGGAGGAAGGAGCTTCTGTTAGAGCAGTACGATATAACTATGCTGTGTTACGTGCAGCTTTAAACACCGCCGTAAAATGGCAGTTAATAAGTGCAAATCCCTGCAATGCAGTTACCCCTCCCAGCAAAGTTAAAACTAAAATGCACACCTTGGATAAGCAACAGGTAGATACGCTTATAGAAGGGGCAAGGAATACACCATTATTTATTCCAATTTTACTTGCCGTCACCTGTGGCTTGAGGCGTGGTGAAATCTTAGGACTTAAATGGGACAACGTAAACCTCAAAAATAACATCATAAACGTCACCCAGACAAGGGTAAGAGTGCCAAGCGGTGAAGAAGTAATCGAAAAAGGACCCAAAAGCAGCCATAGCATTCGTACTGTTGCTATCCCAGAAATGACAGCAAAAGCATTAAAAGAAGAATGGAAACGGCAAGCCCAAAATAAACTTATTTTTGGCGGAAAGTACAATAATCAAAACTATGTCGTTTGCTGGGATGATGGAACGCCCTACGCGCCGGACTACATCACAAAAGCCTTCAAAAAACTGTTAAAAAATCTAAATTTGCCAGATATACGCTTTCACGATTTGAGACATACACACGCTACATTGCTATTAGAGGAAGGCATCCATCCAAAAGTAGTCCAGGAAAGGTTAGGGCACTCTTCCATTACCTTAACGCTTGATGTTTATTTCCATGTTCTTCCTAACTTGCAACAGGAAGCGGCGCAAAAGATAGATGAAATACTCAAAGAAAAATAATTTTGTCGGTACACTTGAAAATTAAACAGTTTGCGCTATAATAGTTATGTGAGTAATTGATGTTTGCAAAATGTTTGCAGTCAGCCTCAAGATTGCAAACATGATACCTCAAAAACCTAGAAAAATCAAGCATGCGCCCATAGCTCAGCTGGATAGAGTGACAGACTTCGAATCTGGAGGTCGCAGGTTCGAATCCTGCTGGGCGCACCAAAAAACCAGGGTTCTTAAGCCCCTGGTTTCCTCATTTGTTGAAAAAATCCTTTGCAAATACCTCAAATTCAATTCCACTCATCTTATCGATTGTTTTCATCTTGTCCTTACTTGTGGCCACTTTCACATTTATAGATTTTTCAAACACGCTTTCCCTAAATCTTCGCCATAATTCTTGCAATAAAACAAGGAGAATAGAAAAAGACGTAATGGTTATAACAAAAACTACCATTTCAAATTTTAACAT